CAGTACAAAAGAGGCACTCACCGCGCTCAGTTCGCTGCACTGCTCGATGCGCCAGCGGCTGATCACCTCCTGCTCCGGATCGGCGTCACTGTTTCCGTTGACGAAGTTCACCGCATCCAGAAAACGGGCGTAAACCTTACGCCGGACCACCGTTCCGCCGACCAGACTCTGCAGATCTTCCGCCATCCCGGTGACCATGCCGTGCAGGTTAGAAACCGTCAGTGTCGGACGGGCAGCACTGCCCTTGCCGTTCAGTTCAAATCCCGTCCCCTGAATGGGATACGCCTGATACTGTCGCCCCTGCCAGGTGACCGGCTCACCTTTTTCGTTCTGCTCATTACAGAAAAAATAACGTTCTCCACCGACCTCTGTCAGATCGATTTCCCAGAGCACCACCTGGGCTGACTGAGTGAGGCGTGTCGTCTCATGATGTGTTTCCTGTGGAATATCCTGCATCAGAGACTCCTATGCCACGACCTGTTCAAAATCTGCCGTTATGGTTACCCACAACGCCCCCACGCTTGCCGACCATTTACGACAAACCACCCTGATCGGCTTCCAGTCATAAGGTGGCGTCCACTGAAATGCGCGGACGCCACCGTGCCGTTCCAGAAAGGCTTTTAAAGATGGGTGTTCACATTTACGAACACGTATCGTCACGCTGTAAGTCGACAACTGGTTATTCAGTCCCGCCGCACGACGCTGTTCATAACCATCGCCCAGCTTCACTGTCACTACTTTCGGCTCTGATACCACATTCATATCCGGGCGCACTTTCCAGTGAAACTTCTCCATTACCGATATGCTCCACTTAACCGACCACCATCACGGGCCTGCTGTTGCATAAAGTCCGCTGCCGCTTTTTTCCCAAGGTCATAAACCACCTTCAGGGCAGCCGGACCTATCTGCCCGTTCGTGCCATCGTTATTGATCTCGATGTTGTACTGCGGGGCAAACATCGCCATACCTGAACCACCAATATCCGCCACAACCCCCAGCTTACCGTCAGCACCACGACGCAGTGGCAGAATGGCTTCAGGTCCAGCTTCCCCCATCACACCCGCGCCTTTTGCAAAAGCAAAAAACGTCGGACGGTTAACCACCGTGCCACTGTAACGACTCAAATCAGCAGACTGATAAATCCCCCCATTGGCATTCAGGGAAAGGCTGCTGAGATCAAATCCCAGTACACTGCCAATCCCTTTTATCGATTTCATCATGGTTGCCTGCGCCAGGATTTTCGCCATATCTGACAGCACCGAAGAGGTGAAGGATTTGAAGTTGAGTTTGCCGGTAGTGACAAAAGTTGCCAGGCCATTTCCCATGTTGCTGAAGGCTGACGAGAACACCTGTTCTGCTGTTCCTGCCGTATTATCTGCATCCACGGTAAAATCCTGAAATGCACGCAGGACTCCGTTTTTCCAGTTACCCTGCACAACTTCAAGCTGTTGCCAGTAACGGCGATTCTCATTCAGTTGTCGGTTCAGGCTCTCCGTCAGCGCCTGCTCGGCCTTTCTGTAGTCATCCGTGTTATATGTCCCTTTCTGCTCACTATCCCGCCTCAACTGCTCCAGCTGTTGCTGGTATTTCTGGCGAAGACTCAGTTGTACCTGATATCGCTGCCGCTGCTGATCACCCATACCCACCGTGGCGATATCCAGGTCATGTTGCTGACGCTGAGCGCGCTCTTCTTCAGCCAGTTGACTGGTCAGCTGAATTGTTTTTTTCTTCAGATCGTTGAGTGCCGTTTGTTTCTGAAGCTCCTGCTGTTTTACATCCAGCAGCGTCAGTGCCTGAATCAGTTCATCTTTACGGGCCAGCACACTCTTTTCATCTGCCGTCAGTTTTTTCCCGTCCAGATCGCTGATGCGCTGCTGCAGAGCCAGAAGCTGTTTATGCGCTTCTGTCATCCTGTCAGTGGCAATGCCTGCTGACTGTCTTGCAGCAGCAATCTGTCCTTCCACCTGTGCCTGTTGCTGACTGTACTGCAGCAATAACCGGGTGGCCTCATCATTACGGGTTTCGCGTGTTTTTTTCTTACCGGATGCCAGGGCTTTCTCGTAACGTTCATTTTCACGTTGTATCGCCGCATCCCTGACAGCCTGGTCGGCGTACTGCATGGCATTAATACGCGCAATTTCACGCTGATGTCGTGCTGCTTCCGTTTCATTCATCCGGTTCAGTGCAGCATTTTCAGCATTACGTCGTTTCTGTTGCTCCTGATAATTCCGCTCTGCCTGCTCTTTTGCATCCTGCAAATCCTTCTGGCGTTTTTTCTCCTGAAGATCGTTAAGACGCTGCTGATCGTATTCAACCTGAGAAGATGATGCCGTCCAGGGGAGTCTTTTCGCCCGCGACACTTTCTCCTGTAAAGCGGTAATCTGTTCATCCAGCGAGTCTTCACGACCAATATTCATGGCCGCATCCCAGAAACGACTCCACAAATCAGACAGATACTTCAGCGTACTGCCAAGCGCATTGAGGTTATTATCAATATCCGCAGTACGCCGACCGGTTTCCTCTGCCAGTGCAGACATGGCTATCCGTGCAGCATCACTGGACCGTCCCTGATCCCCAAGGACACGTATCTGCTCAAGCTGAGTGGCAGTAAGAAAATGCAGCTCATTGTCCAGAGCCTTCGCGGCATTTACAGGATCATCCTTCAGCCGCTTAAACTGATTTATGGTATCGCTGACCGACTGGCCAACCGATCGCTCCATCTGTGCGGCAGCTCTCGCCACCATACCGATATCGTTTCCACGAAATGCACCACTCCCCACCACCTGCGCCAGCGCACCGGCTGCAGCATGTTGCGTGATACCATTCCCGGAAATAGCACGACTGAGCGTCCACAGCTGCCCGGCAGTAACTCCGGCATAATGCCCCGTCAGCGACAACTGGCGGTTAAATTCTTCCCCCTCCTTCTGACCGTCATACCAGGCTTTACCCAGACCATAGACGGCCGCGGCAATACCGCCAATAACCCCGCCAAGCATCATGCCTTTCGGTGACATCAGTGTGTCTATCCATCCGGCACGGTTAGCCAGCGTTATCCAGGATCCCCTCAGCGCCCCTAAATTGCCGCGGGCCAGTTCACCTATCAGAACGCCTATCTCCTGGCGGGCTGCTGCACTTTTCAGACCCAGCGAATGCGTGGCTTTTCCTGCCTGCTCCATTTTGCGGATATACACTTCTGCAGCACTGCTTACCCCCAGCTGGGCTGCCCTGGCACGAAGCAACTCAGAAGATGAAAGATTCTGGCGGGTTGCCTGCTCTTTAAGCTGACGGATAAACGCCACTTTCTGTCGGGTAGCCTCTTCCTCAGCCTGTGTAAGAACACGGGTTTTCGCAGTAACCTCAGAAATCAGCGCCAGATAATCCTGCTGACCAATCCCGCCACTGTTTCTGGCCTGTCGGATCTGCTGCTGAATACGCTGTAATTCCTGCAGCCCCGCACTGGCCTGTTTCACACTGTCAATCTGACGATAAAACGCAGCAGCCGCTTTATCCTGAGCCTCCGCCAGAGCCATGGCCTGCGCCTGTTCCTCGCGCATTTTCTGGCTCAGCGCCTCCATGCGCTGGCGGGTTTTCTCCACCTCGCGGGCCATGCGTTCATGAGCCTGTGCGTTCTTCTCCACCGTCTGCGCATGGACGCATGCGGCTGTTGCAGCCGAAGAAGCCGCCTGCGTTGTCTGCCGGGCGGCCTGAGTCTGACGCTCCATAAAACGCTGCATACGGGCAGAAGACCGTTCTGCATCGCTGGCTGCACCATTCAGAAGGTTTTTGATACGGGGAATTTCATTTTTAAACTCTGCCGCATCAATCCCCAAATCAATGACCAGGTTGGCTATCTGGTCCATAACGCACACCTCCGGAAATACCTTCCCCAAGATGCATCAGTTCTTCGTCCGTTCGCTCCGGTATCCCGTTCTCTTCCGGTAAAAGGCTGAAATCAGCCACCGCAGCATCACTGCTGCCGGACACCATTCTCACGATCAATGCCTTCAGCGAGGCAAACTGCGCATCCATCCACACATCACTGAAGCTCTGCATCCGGAAATAATCGCCCCACTCACCAAGCTCAGTGGCCGACATTTCCGACAGCATCCGCCGCCAGTCTGCCCGCCTGAACTCCCGGGCAAGCCGCATGACAAACTGCATTTCCCGCGTCAGGACTTTTCCGGCGTCAGCACCTCATGCTCCAAATCCCCGGCATTCTCAATGGCTCCCATACCGCTCAGCGACAGAACCATCTCCGCCCCCGCTCCCAGGGCATCATACGACCATGTTGTAATAACGGATGCGCAAAGCGTCTCAACATCCTGAGACTGTTCCGCATTCCACAGTGAGCGGGAAACCAGCCAGGCATTGATATCCATCCCCATCCGTAGAAAAGCAATCTGTCGTTCAGCCTCCGGCAGTTCTCCCTCTTCGGCATCAAACTTTGCCGTTCGCTGCTGAACAAACGCCAGATATTCAATTCTCTGCAGCCCGGACAGCTCACTGAGCACCACGGACTGCTTTTCATAATTAAACGTGCCCTGTTTCAGAAACATCATGTTCTCCACCTGCAAAAAAGCCCCGGATAACCGGGGCAAATGATGAGTATCGTCCTGTTAACCTGCGGCGCTGACAGCCACCGTAGCCACTGCCACAAAATCGCCGTCAGAAGTCATGCCCACAATGCTGACACTGCCCTGCTTCACGCCTTTCACCGTGGCCACAAGCCCGTTCAGGGTCACCGTGGCAGTCTGTGGATCTGTCGAATGCACACTGATCGCTTTGTCACTGGCTCCGTCAGGTTTTACTGTAAAGGTCAGCGTGGTGGTTGCTCCCACTTTTACACTGGCAGATGCCGGTGCCACCGTCAGCCCGGTAACGCCCACGATTTCAGTGCCTTCCTCTGCCAGATACGGACGCCCCACACCGCTGATTTTCACTGTGCGGGTCATCACGTCTTTTGAGGCAATGGTTTTACCCAGTGAACTCAGCCAGCCACGGAAAACATCAACAGTACCGTTGGGATATTTGATACGAAAAGCGCAGACTTCACCGGAGTCGAACAACTGAACCAGTTTTTTCTGCCCGCTGTCCCCCGGACGCCAGGCCAGCGTCGCCGAAGTATCACCGACTGATTTCTGCCCCTGGGTTGTCGTTTTCCAGTCTGCATCTTCATCATCGAGATAAGTGTCATCTTCTGCATCAGCGGTCATTTCGCCAGGTTGCAGATCCTTCACCATCGCAAGACGCAGCCAGTCAGTGTCCGATAAAGGGTTCGCAAACGCATCGCCCTTGCCGGTATACATCCAGAACGTCGTTCCCGCACCTTTCGTTTTTGCCAGTGGATTTGGTGTGGTCATTACCACCTCCTTAATTCGTGTACGTGATCTGGTACGTGATTTCCGCCATCGCCCAGGTGGCCATCTCATTATCACGTTGATAGTTAAAACCGAGTGGGATCAGGGTGTCGATGAGTCCGGAAAGTGCTGGTACATCATTCAGGGCCGGGAAAATGGTGCTCTCCATCCACATATCCAGCTCTGAATCCGGTGCCTGTGCCCGGATGAAGACAGCAATATGCAGAACAGCCTGCCAGTCATCTTCATCCGTCATTTTTCCGGTGTACTGAGCATCACTCAGCCACACCGCCACGGCAGGCAGTTCCTGCGCATCAACAAATGCCGGAAGCCCGTCAAAAAACGTGGCGCTGTCTCCACACTGTTCCCGAAGGCGTGCCAGTACGACCTGGCGGATTTGTGTATGTCGGTTCATCGGGTCAGCCATAACCTCAGTTGTTGTTTCAGTGCATACCCCAGCTGTTTCGGCATTTCCGCAGCAATGATGCGGTCGCGGGCATCTTCAAATGCCTGTGTCAGCGGTCCGGACAGCGGGATTTTCACTACCTCCACAGGAAGACGATTTTTTCTTGGCCTGCCCTGATGGTCATGCCCTGTTGCAAAACGCGCTTCAGGAAGACGCCTCAGAACATGCCAGCGGCCATTCGCCAGTTGCTGAATAAATGCCCCCCGGAAAAAGTATTTTCCCACTCTCAATCCTTCACCAGCACGCCGCCGTGTTGTGTTCAGTTTGATGGCGGGCAGATTGCCCCGGTTAACGCGGATCCTGGCCGTCATTTTTCCTGACGGACTGGCTTTAAACACCCGGACACGCTGACGTACCAGTTTCAGGGGGATCCCTTTCACCTGGTTATCTCCCGCAACGGTATTCCCGGCAACCTGCCGGGTGGCAACCGAGACCGCTTTCTGTGCCACACGGTTTATCGCCCATGCGCTGGCCTGTGGCACCATACGGGTATCAAGGCTGTTCAGATTGCGGATAGCATTCTCAAGCCCCTTCATCCCACACCTCTTTACTCAATAAAGATCATTGGCTTACCGTTAAAGCGTTCATGCCGTGTGACCGTCCATTGTTGTCCGTCATAAACAACGCGATCCCCGCGCCGTGGGCGGTATCCCGAAGAAAACACCACCAGAGAGACCGCAGGTCCGGACAGAGCATTCAGCTCTGCCAGTGTTTCTCCCGGGATCACAGTCATATCGACATCATTAATCGAGGCTGTCTTTCCCATCTTTCTGACCGTGATCGCATCCATACGCGCTGCCAGCCGGGAAAAGGGATCAGACATTGAGTTTTACCGGCACTTCTTCTGCACTGGTTCCGGCATCTGCCCAGACAACCCCGACCAGCGGATCAGAGCCGCTGTTAGTCAGCTGAACTTTTCCGGACTTCAGATAAACCTTCTTACCCGTTTTCATGTCATCCGTTTTCAGCTTAGGCAGGATAAACACACCTTCGGTCATGCCGTCGCCTGTTTCACCCTGTGGAATATCGGTCAGCGCTACCGCAAAAACATCACCCACCTGCACCAGATCTCCGCTGCTGATGGCTGCACTGGCAACAATCGCCACCGTTTTTCCTTCTTCTACAAAATTCTTTGCCATAACTGTCTCCGCACAGCCCCGTTCAGGGGCTGATTTCAGGTACAAAAAAAGCCCTTACGGGCCATCAGAGTTGTTGTCTGCGACGTTTACGCCGTACATTTCACCAGACCGCGGTGATCAACTGGCGCGACACCGGCGTCAATACGCACTTTCGTTGTCACGCCATCCACACTGAAGCCCTCCATCTGATCAATATATGGCGTATCCACACCGTTGAGATAAGCCACTTCAATCGTATCGGAGCCTTTTGACGCAGCCAGGTAGAAGGTGGTCTGGCTGTTATCATCAAGACGAGGCTCTGCAATAACGGTCGCAAAATCTTTCACCGGGTTAATAATACCGGCGTTAATGTCAGCCCCCTTGACACTTGAGGAGCGAATGACCTGGTTAGCAACAGACTCCATCGCCGTCGGTACCAGTACGAACGCAGGACGAATATTCAGATGACGCTCCCCCTCTTTCTGAACGCGCATCAACTGGCGGGCTTTATCCAGCGATGCCACGTCCATTGCAGCGCTCTCCAGTACGTTTGCATGTTTCGCTTTATCGAACAGACTTACATTATCTGTGGAGATTTTCGGGTTAGACGTCAGAATGGCATAAACCAGATCGGCAATAGTGGATTTCGCCGCACGGCCCAGTTTCATCGGGACATCGGTCAGCATATTCAGATCATCATTGATAATGGCCTGACGGGTGATACTGAACAGCTCGCCATAGGTCGCCAGTGCAATAGTGGCCTGTTTATCTCCGGTGGTGACGTATTTATATTCCGCCCCTTCACGCACCTGACGCAGAGCACTGAAGCCCCCCATACCCACACGATGGGCAATTTTAAAATCAGACAACTGACCTTTCCGCGTCCACTGTTCATAGGTTTCAGGGGCATCTTCCCAGCCCTGCAGAATGGCTTTGTTCGCAACATCCAGCAGAATATTACCGAAGTCAGACGTACTGTGTGTGAACGCCGCACCGACCATCTGCATCGGGTTATAACTGGAAACCCCAATACCCCGTTCAGTCAGTGACATACGGGCATATTCACGCAGGGTCATCCCGTTGTAGACATTATCACGTTCGGTTTTTTCAAATCCGGCACGCGCCATCAGCGCCTGGCGGATCCCGTCCCCCACAAAATTACCGTTACCGGCATAAATATGAGCCGGGGTATTTTTATTGGATGGCGTGGACTCGCGCCCCATCTCGTTCAACAGCTTTTCGCGGGCCTGCTCCAGCGAACATTCAGGATCGGCAAGACACTGAGCCTGCAGCGTCTGATAACGCCCGCCAAACATGGCAAACAGATCATTAATACCGTTTACACGCGCTTTTTGCTCTGCCAGTACCTGCGCACGGATACTGTTTTCATCCACCACGGGTGCTGCTGCCTGCACTGGCGTCCGGGAAGCTGCAGGTTCATTATCCTGTACGCGTGGAGCACTGTTGCGTGGCGGAGTAATCATGTTTCGAATGGATTCCGGCATCTTTTTAAATTCCTCTGTACGTTTTGACTGAATACATGCCATTGCCTTAACGGCTGGCGTCACCTGATCAGCAAATCCATGTGCCAGACATTCGGCACCGGACATCCAGGTCTCATCCGCCAGCATGGCAGCAATTTCATCGGTGGTTTTCCCGGTTTTCTGTGCATAAGCGGGTAACAGAACCGCCTCAACTTTATCGAGCAGGTCGGCATAGGTGCGCATGTCCTCCGCATCACCGCCCGTAAAGCCAAATGGTTTATGAATCATCATGAAGGTGTTTTCCGGCATAATGACCGGGTTTCCCACCATCGCAATGACCGACGCCATTGATGCCGCCACACCGTCGACATAAACGGTAATGGACGCACCATGTGTTTTCAGCGCATTAAAAATGGCGATGCCTTCGAAGACATCGCCACCCGGTGAATTGATATGGAGATTAATGTGGGTGATATCGCCCAGTGCATTCAGATCACTGATAAACTGCTTCGCTGTAACACCCCAGAAACCAATCTCGTCATAAATATAAATATCCGCGTCACTCTGGTGACCAGCCTGCATCCTGAACCAGGAATTATTCTTCGGACTGGTCGTCGGTGTACTGCGGCTACTGTCGTTTCGTTGCGGCACTGCTGCCTCCTTTATCACTGGCCGGATCGGTATCAAATACCAGGTCCAGCTTGCGGTTTTCATCAATTTCGGCCTTGCGCCGACGTTTGACATCATCCGGATTACGACCACCTGCACGTACCCAGTCTGATTCTGTCGCCGCTCCACCACGAATCTGGATTTTCCAGGCCTCAGCCTCCTTAACAGGATCAATCCACGGCATCACCGGTCCGGAATACACCGCGGTATACAGTGAAGAACGGTCAAGATCGCGGGGTAGCCTGATAACACCGGATGCCACAGCCTGTTTCAGCCAGGCACGATACATCGGGCGGGTGACGGCACCAATAAACCAGTCCTGCAGGATCAGGTAGCCATCAGTGGATTCAACCAGCTCCTGACGCTGGGCGCTGTAAGTGCCGTTATAGTTGCGCGCTGTACTGGAAAAACTCAGACGACTGCCCGCCGCCACGGCACGCAACTGAGCATTACGAAAAGTTTCAAGGTTAGGATTTGGGCGATCCGACTTCACCATTCCGATTTCTTCGCCGGGTTTCAGATCGTCGTAAATAATGCCTGGCTGAATGGTAAGCTCGCGTTCATTCTCCTTGCTGTAATTACCATCCGTTTCATAGCTCTGTCCGTCGCCTTTGCGGATGTACATCCCCAGAGCAGCGGCGACCCTTGCTGCAGTCAGCTCAGAATCTTCATACTCTTTCAGGGCGCTGAGGCGGATCAGCACACCGGACAATAAAGACGTCCCGCGCATCTGGTGCAGACGGCGAACAAATTTAAGATGCAGCATTCGCTCTGCATCCACTTCTTTGGTTTCCATCTGCCGTCCGGATACAGGACGACTTTTATACACCAGATATTTTTCGGGACGCCCCCAGTCATCAACAAACACGCCCTGATTCAGCCTGTTGCTCTCATCACTGGTCATGGGAATAAAGTCCGGCTCGAGCGCCTCCAGCCAGAAATGAACACCGGCAGAAGGCGTCAGGCTGTTTATGCGCCCGGAAACCATCTGGGCAAACACCTCACCATCGCGCAGCCAGGTACGCAGCATCAGACGTTCCAGCATCGGACGGGTAAACTGCCCGGTGACCTCCGGACTGACAGACCATTCACTCCATCGGGTACGTATCTCCGCTGCCAGATCACGGGCAATGGCCCCATTGCGTAATACCGGATGTGGCTCGACAATAATCCCGTTTTTCCCCACCACCCGTTCTTCCAGCTTGTCAAATACACCAATAACCAGATCGTGGTTGTTATCAAGGTAACGGGCCTGCTCACGTAACGACACGGCCCCGTACTGGCTTAACTGGTCGGCAGTTCGGTTCTCCCGTCGGGCTTTGTGTGTCCGCGTCGTTTTTACGGCCTCATAAGCCTGGATCACCGCACGGGAACGCAGCCTTGCCGCTTTCCATCCTGGTGAAAAAACGCCAATCACATCATCAAGAATTGCCATCAGAACCTCGCCAGCCGGTACCCGGGATGCCCACGTCGTCGTGTAATCAGAGCCGCAAGGCGGCGCTCCCACTCCTGCCGCCCCTGCCGGATCTCAGATAAGTTTTCCATGGTCATCTGCTGACCATTAAAAGTGACGGATTTTCCGTCCAGCACCGCCATTTCAGCTTCCGTATAACGCTGAATCATGGCTTCAATATCATTCTGATTCATAACCATCCTCCGGAAGTCAGCCAGGGGTTAACATCGTCAGTTACTGTTTTCTTCCGTTTTTGTTTTTTAACAGGCGTGGATACCGGTTCCGGTGAGGGTGACGGTTCGGTACTGTCCGGGACACACTCCAGCCAGGCTTCCCGGCTCGCCCACTCCGGTGCATCCGGCCAGCGGATCTTTTCGTATCCATGCAGAATGACCAGAGCCTCGGCATACACCATCAGGTCAAAAGCTTCGTTGGCACCGCGACCCGGCTTACTCCATTTCCCGTCACTGCTCCGCTCTTCATACGTCAGTTCGTCGTAAAACCAGCTCCCCAGCCAGTCAGGGAAATGCACATAGCCGGGACCTGGCGAGTCACGCCATAACGCGTTATTCACCCGGTCTTTCAGGGCATCCGTCTGAAGAAGCCAGAGCGGCACATCACCTGCGGCCTGCGCCCGTCGGCCCGTTCGTCCGGTGTTATCAGGGAATGTACGGGTGATCAGTTTTGCGCGCCGGATGCTGTCGCCCTTAAACAGGTAAATACGTTTACCAAGGCCATCACGACGGCAACGACGCCAGAATTTATAGGCATTATCAGTGACCCCGTCTTCACCGCCGGAGTCCACCGCCATTGCCATCAGTCGCATTTGTTGAGAAGGGTCGGAGGCCAGCGGCCAGCTTTTATGAAAAACATCCGTCAGCAGGACATCCCAGTCTTCCGGATAGCTGGCTGGATCAATTCGCTGGCTCTCCCCGTCGCTGTCACCGCGCAATGACTGCGTGATGTTGTAACGATCAATAATCCAGCGTTCGCCACGGCTGCCATAGCCCGTTACCTGAACCACAAAACGGCGATGACGTCCCGCCTGCACATCCACTGTCGCCACAAGGAAATTAACGCCATCCGGCACACTGCGGGAAGGAACTGGCTCTGCCCGCTGCTCAAGCAATTCACTTTTTCGTTGCTCCATGCTGGCACGAGGAAGATAAGGCAATCCCCAGTCGGTGTTGATAACCGCCCTGAGTGTTTCTTCGCTTCCTGTCGCTTCATACTCCTGTTCTGCAGTCAGTAATTTGTAAACCAGTTGCGCCCAGGTCTGATACGCAGCAGCTGGCCCTTCCATCCAGAAACTGGCGATACGGGAGCGGCGCGGTTCACCGGAAACGTTGCCGTTACGATCAATGACCTGCCCTTCACGCAACCAGACTCCTGCACTATTGAGCTCACGCTTTTTCTCCGCAGTGATAATGCCGCTGCAGTGCGGGCAAAGTAGATACGCCGCCTCACTGGCTTTAAAGGGATCCGGTTCATTACGGTAGCCGGTCATGGCATCCATGGCTGGCTGAAAATATTCACCGCAGTGCGGACATGGCCAGTACCAGCGGCGGCGGTCACCACGATTGTAAAGGGAAAGAATACCAGTCGTCGGTGGCGCTTCATGAGGCGACTTACGTCGCCATTTGCTGTCGCAGATGTCACGTCCCGGCGAGCTCTCCACCAGAGTCATCCCGGCGGACATAAATGTGGTGGTACGTTTTGAGGCCAGGGAGAAACCATCACCCTCGCTGTCGATATTCTCCGGAAAACGGTCGTAATCGGTTAAGGCGACAAACCGGTAATCCGACGACGACATAATGTTGACCGAGGGCCAACCAATTTTAAGGAACGAGCCATCCCTGAACGTCTTATCATGGACATTATTGTCGTTACGACGTGGACTCATTCTTTTCTTTACCGCCGCACTGCTTCTGAACGTTCTGTCGAGGCGCTTTTTAGAATGCTCGCGGGCCTTATCTTCGGTCATCTGCACAACGAGCATGTCCGAAGGATCGCAAACGATGGTATAGACAATCCATCCATCGATCAGACCAATGGTCTTCCCTGTTCGCGCAGGACCAACAAAAATCACCGCATCGTATTCACGCGATGCCAGGCAGTTCATGGGCTCAATGATGTAGGGTGTCAGTTCAGGATCCCATGGCACCGAGTTACCAGCCCCCTTGGGAACACGCATGAATTTTTTAACAGCCTCCGAAATCGGCATGCGACGTGGTGGGGAAAATCCTGCCGATATGTCCCTTCCCAAATTTCGGGCTGATGAAAAACCCATTATTCCTCCTAGAGACTCTCTCCTTCCTCATCAGGAATTAATTCAGCAGCACAAGCCTCGTAGGATTTTTCCTGAAGAGTGTATCGCAGGTCATCAATGGCCTGCTGTACAACGCCGACGGCCTGAGGAGTCAGGGCGCAATCGCGTTCAAGAACATCCGGAATTGTCTCCAGAACCTGGACGACAGCCTTTCTCATGGACGAATAGACGATGACTACTTCATCAACGGGGATGAGTTTTCGCTGCTCCTTTTCCAGCTTGATCCTTTCATTTTCAGATTGGTACCAGTCCTTTCTCTCTTTCGGCTCCATACGGGATGGATCATGAACAGAGTCTGCTGCCTCATGCTTCACACTAAACAGGGCTGGCCCGACATGCTGCAGGGCGTAAACGGGGTTCCCCCTGATAGTCGCAGCCACAGGAGTGTTGGCCGCGAGGAGCCGTTTTTTTACTGTGTCCCGGTGAAGCCCAAAGGCCTCAGCGATTTTAAAAACACTCCAGTAATAAGCATCACCGATCCCGCTCACATTTGACATAAGCAACTCCATCTGGCAGGTGAAAATCATGTTTATTTATATATTTCAATTAATTGCAAACTGGTCTAATGACAGGGAGAAAAAAATATTGTACAGGTGAAAAGAGAAATAACTTTTAATTATCAATAAATTACCAAACATGCTGCCGCCGCCATGGAAATGCAAAAACTAGCCTTTTTCCGCGACGCTCCCGCCCCGTGGCAGGCCACCCCACCGGGAGGACCCGTCAGCCTGACAGCTCTGACGAACGTCTGATACAACGCCTTGCATGAATGGCATCGGGATAATCCAGAAAGGCATAGCATCGTGCCCACAAGAATCTGTGTAAGTGTCCTGTTTCTTCCACCCCCGCACAGGACTGGCGAGCATGAGGGACAAACCCGCGAACCATAAACGCGGTAAAAACCCGGTGTGCATCGTTTTTGATTATTCCCGCATACTCGCGCAGAAGGAGTTCCCCGTCGGGCTACGGTCTCTGTTAATACGGGAATACGGCGACGATACAGCGCATGATGTGTCAGGCTTGAATACCTTTATCCGTTAAAAGGGATATCAGTTAAGCTATCCCGTGTAGGGTATAAGCCATTATCAAAGCCACTCTGTAGGGAATGGCTTTTGTGATGGCAATAAAAAGCCACACATATGCGTGGCCATATCATGTATAAAATCTTATACAACGAATGTTTATTTCGTAGGGAAAGATGTGATCACATCAACGATGGGCTGGATTGAAAATCCAATACCAATTCCGGAGTTAGCATTCTGCGACATCATGTCCGAAACAATCTGTAGCGATCTACCAAACATGTCCGCCATTTGCCCGAAATTAACACCCATGATCTCAACACTTCCATGCTGACTTGCTGAAGAAAGATATTGTCGCAGTTGGGCTATTTCTTGGCTGAAAGCATCAGCCTGATCGCCCATTATATATCTACGCTGGGTGACGATACCTACTAACTCTCCCGAATCTCGATCAATAATAGGTCCTCCTGAGTTCCCCCCATTAACCATTCCATCAAGCGTAAATCGGCCATGCTCCATCGGTGCTGAAATAATTGCCTCACTTGTTAGTAACAGAGGTATCCCATGCGGGTATCCTGCAAAAATTACTTTTCTGCCCCTGGATGGAGCAAACCCAGCAGATGGTTGAAGGACTGTTCTCCCGGCAGGAAGCTGTGATTGCAACCGCATAATCGCAAAGTCGTTGTCACCATCAATGTGCAATATTTGAGCTTCGATATGCTCATTAACTTCAGTTTGAAGGATGACATGATTAATTTGACGCAGGTTCTGCAAGTCACAGCAGGTGGCGACAACATGCAAATTGGTTACGACCAGATCTTCTCGCATGAAGCTGAACCCACTACCACGAGAATCACCTGCAATGACCTGAAACGTTGCGTTGGCTAAAGTTTGATGCATCGATTTTCTCCGATACCGGTGAGTGAAAATTCATAATGGATTCATCCACCAGTTTAATTAATGAGATACATCAATTCACACGCAAAATATTCAACGCATCAATCAGCTCGTTTTATTTTTGAACTGAGCTCAATTTGAGCACCAATGCACATGAGTCATCGGTGGTTTCGCTTTTGATGACCACCAGCTCAAGAACCTCACCCTCTTGCGGGATTGCATTTCCCACGAACAGGTTTTTTACCTCGTTGATTGAGTTGGTAACCGAGATAAACCCACAGTCTTCTTTTTTCATGATGAAAAAACCTCGCTTTATTGTTTATGCTTCACTCAGGCCGCGACTTCAAAGCCCGGTATTCATTCTGCTGGCAGTGCGCCTGCACCGATTTGTTATGCGACAGTACGTCTTTCTTCGTGTCAACGACGGATGAAAAGTGGTCCACTTAATCTCCACCAACGGCCCAATATTGATCCACCATTTTACTCAGGATTAGCCTCTGCAATAACCGATGTCTTTCCATCAGTCCGCCACCACAAAGAATCTTTTTTGCCATAAGGCAGGAGGTTCATCTTTCAGTGGCTGCCAGTGTTATTTCCCCACTTTCTGGCCTGGGTTGTTTCGTGGTACTGCCGTTAATTGGTGAGTCCGGGGATTACGGTTTGCCCGTGCTGTTCAAGGCGTTCAATTCTCGCCAGTAGCTGAGGCTTCTTAATTTTTCCCCAGCGATTAAGCAGGCGGCCTGACATGCTGGCAACATCCTTCTCTTTCATGTACTCCAGCATTACGGCATTTCTCTCTTCTTCAAATTGACGATGACTAACCTGAAGCAGGGCGTACATCCAGTTGAATGCGTTGATATAAGCAATTTTGATACGCATTGCTTCTTTTTTGGTGTAGGACATAACCAAAAGCATCAACCCATCCTTACGTAGCCGATAGAATTTTTGTGGCTTACCATTCTATAACTCATTGTTTTTATAGCAAACCTCAAAATTGAGTTTTGTATCAAACTCTTCAGGACAAGCAGCGATAGTTCTTTCTACATCACGCACAACGTTGTCATGTCGCTTACGAAATGCTTTCGCCACCATAAATGAATCGGTGACAGGGTCATTGTTGGTAATAAAAACCAGTTCTTTGAAATCAATGCCGTCAACGATAGTTGGATAATTCATCGGTAATTACCTTTTAGTGATGAACCTTGTCACACAGGATTCCGGCCCACAGAAAGGCACCGATAACCAAACCAGCATCCTCAAGGGTCATCCTGAAAGGCTCTGTGTTCATAAGTCGCGCGTGTGAAGCGCATTTACTGAGGACATAAAAAAGCCCCGCTTCTGCGAGGCATTTTCCTGAAAGTCACTTGTTAAATTTCAGTGAAGTTAAAATTATTTTAAGCACTGAGTCCTGATGTACTCCTGCAGGTAGTTAACCTGCGCGGTTATCTTGTCGATTCCACTTCGGAGACGGTAATAATTGAATTCAGCATCTGCTGTAAGTCCTGGGCTTTCTCCATCGCCCATGCTGCTGGCTCCGGTCGTTGATTTTGCACAGGTGGCGGCGACTTGCAGGCGCTTACGCCCAGAAGAAACATCAGCACGGAGACTTTCGATAGTCGCGTTAGCATCAGCAAGCTCCTTTGTGTATCTGGCGTCAAGTTCTGCTACGTCACGTTGACGCTTCTGCATATCAGAGATAGTCGCCATAGCCGAATCTAATGCCATAGCATTCTCATCACGCTGCTTTTTGTATTCGATGGCTTTGCTGTAGTAATAATTTGCTGAACAGATAAAAGAACCAATGACAGTAACGAAGAATGCAGCGATAACCAGCTTATAGCTCAACTTCATTTATCACCCCGCCAGCCTCTTTGAATCGGGCAATCAGGTCACCGATTTTATGTTCATACTGACCGTAACCAGCGCCCGGCAGTGAAGCCCAGATATTGCTGCAACGATCGATAGCCTGACGAATATCGCCGCGATCAATCATCGGTAAAGCGCCACGCTCTTTAATCTGCTGCAATGCCACAGCATCCTGGCTTTTTGGAGAGAAGTCTTTCAGCCTAAGCTGCTTGCGGTAAGCATCCCACCAGCGTGAAAGAAGTTGATAACGGCCTGCAGCTGTTGATTTGAGTTTGGGGTTTAGCGTGACAAGTTTGCGAGGGTGATCGGAGTAATCAGCGAAGAGTTCACCACCAACAATAACGTCATAACCGTGGTTACGTGTCGGTTGTCGTCCGTTATCCGTTCCTTCTGACCAAGCCACCATATCGAGGAAAGCTTTACGCTGGGAATTTAGTACCTGCATAAATTACTCCTTAGAGCCACCAAATTTGTTACCGATTACTCGCATTGCAGCCCCACGAATAGCATCGACACCGATCAGCCCCACCCCACCACCAATGGCAACAGATAGTGATTTAGGCCATCCGACATACTCAAGAGCGGATGCAAAAGTCAGCGTCAGAGCGCCACAGAGTAGAATTTCGAGTGTTTTTCGCTTCCAGCCGCCACCACCGCCAAAATAGGCAATACGTAAACCAGCCATAACAATCGACATAATCACTGCGCCCAGCGGTGTGTCTCCACGCCACCAGCTCTGGACCAACTCCAGCCAGGTATTTGGGTTATGAGGCATTTGTAGTTATCTCTCACCTCGCCAATACAGGAGGTGCAAATTGAGGGAACATCATGTACCGCAAATCAGAAGCGGAAACGTAAAAGAGGCCGAGCCAATGGATAACTGCGGTATAGACCAGGCTCAACAAATAGCCGGGGCCAGAAACGACAAACCCGCTCGACGGCGGGTTTAAGCTGTGTGGCGAAGTGACCACTCTTAACACGATACAATAGTTTTTGCGTACGCGTTAGCATTTTTGATGGAAGTTAATGGTTGTTAATCTTATACTCAGTAAACAAAATTTATGCCGCCTTGAGCATGATGCGACATTAGGCACATGTTTGGATCTTCCTCGAAGATTCGTGCGGTAGCTATGCTCAAAATCCAATCAGCTCATAAAACATACTATGGGTTTTAAATGCTCATTCCAACATCTCTATCAAAACAACCAGTAATCGAAGCTGCTTTCGAAATGCGTTTTTCTAAAGAAACACAAATATCGGAAATAGTTCCAGGGTTTCTTTTTCACGCTCTAGGTTGTACAAAACCAGTAATTAGTTTACCACCCAGTCAAATACCTAAAAATGTTCGTGAGGGAGATGAACAATTACATTACGCAGTTGTCAGTCGCCTCGAAATCGAAGGGTACTATATTGGACTAAGTGACCATGGTGTTGTTGTATCCACCAGCACCAAATATCAAGGGTGGAGTCATTTTAGAGAAAAAATCATTCATGTATTAAATGAGCTTAACAAATTAAATTTAAATGACAACATCATCCGCTACTCATTAAAGTATGTAGATTTTTTCCCAAAAGAAGACGATTCTAATTTATTTGATAAGCTAAACGTCAGCTTAAATATGGCTGGCGAGTCTATGTCTAATTATCCGATCAATATCAGAATCGATAAAAATGAAGGCGCATTTCTAAATATAATTCAAATATTATCTCATGCTTTAGTCATGTCAGATAATGGAGAATTTAATAAAAAAGGACTAATCCTAGACATAGACAGCATTAGGCAAATCACTAATACTGATGAAATAGATAAGTTTAAAAACGAACCAAAAAAAATTCTTGATGATCTTCACTCCTGTAATAAATTAGCTTTCTTTAGTTGCCTTAAAGAGTCAACAATTCAAGAACTAGAACCATCCTACAAATAGAAATGGTGGTATGATATGTATCCGTCTCATCATGTTTATCGAGCTCAACTTCAAGTATTAACTTTGGTTTTATATGGTCTGCATATAACTGCATTAACAGACATTGCCCAAAATCAACAGCATGGTCCTCAACAAAGTTTAATCGTCAAAAATCACGCTTTGGAGTATAAGTCTTCAACTACCGATTCAGTTCATTCCATCACACAAACATATAAAGCAGGGAGCACAATCTCAGTTGATCAAAGACTTGCAGTCTCGATGACAAACTTTTATGAAAAATTATCGACAAACCAGGTGTCTTTAGGCAGTGAAATAAATAAAGTCGTTCATGCTTCACTGTGGGATTTATACTTGGATTAAGTGATGAGTAATAACATTTTTGATATCGAGAAATTCAAAGATCAAATTCCATATTATTTAACAGCTCATCAAAAAGAAGGGCTAATAAATGCACTTAGAGATTTCCCTGAAAACACTAACTACTACCTTAGCAATTATCATGATGATCTGAAAAATGCTGCACTTCAGGGAGATATATTTAAGGAGCTTACAGTATATTCAATTAAAGGGACTAAAAAAACACGAGGCATTATATTAAGCAACAGTTGCGATATAGATACAAGTAATAATCGTGATGTGCCAATGCGTGCAGTCTTTGCTCCGTTAGTAAGTTTATCTAAGTTCGAAGCTATTCTTCTCTCCAACGGAGTTTCTAAGACTTCAATAGATAGCAAAATTGATGCTATAAGGAAGCAGTTAATTACTAATATTTTTTATCTTCCTGAATCAGACAACTTAGAAGAATGCATCGTTTTTCTTGATGATGTATACCAATTACCAACGGAAGAATTACAAAAACTCTTGAATGATAAATGCAAAGCCATAACTTTAAGTCAAGTTGGTTTCTACATTTTACTATTCAAAATATCTATTCACTTTTGTAGATTCCATGAAAACATACAACGATTCGATCATTAAGGCGGTACTACCGCCTTTTATTATTTTACACAAGTATACTTACAACCCCCTCTATAAAACCGATTGCGGTTTGCAACTCCTTCCTAATAGTGCCATCAGAGCACCTTCTCCTTTTGGCAATAGTGCGTAATGAGATACCAATAACAAAGTGGGCTATGATGAGCTCATATTCCTCTGGTTTATACTTTCTCAACCGAGCCACACAACTGTCTATCATAATGCCTTCGTCATCATCACACTGAATCCGTGACTTTTTGCCATGAGGTAAAAGCCCCTTGAAGCCTGCTGCTACCGGCTGCCAGTCCACACCACTGTTGTCTGCTGCAGCCCATGCTCCCCAGCGGTCCAATACTTCATACATATCACGCATCAACTTACCCCACAAAAATCAGGCCAGCACGCCAATTGCCAGCGCACGATCGATAAAACGAAATATCAGCTCCAGCTGGGAGCCATACTTCTCTTCAAATGCCACGGTATCCGCATGCAGCTCGTCGTGATGCTTTCTGCACAAAGGCAACACAAAGAGATCATGCGCTTTTGTAGCCATTCCACCCTGACCGTGGCCTATCAGGTGGTGGGGATCATCAGCAGGCTTTCCACAACATGCACACGGCTGCGTCTTAACCCAGCGCGTGTACTTTTCATTAACCCAGCGGCGACGTTTTGGGCGTAACATAAAAGACTCCGGCGACTCCGGATCCACTTCCAGCGCCAGCACTTTTTTCGCTTTATCCTGGATGATGCTGGTGGCAGGAACCGAAGGCACAAGGTCACTTTCCCGGGTAACAGACGGCACAACAGGCTTCGGTAATCTCAGTGCCTTACGGGCTGCACTTTCCGGTAAGGCATCAGCCAGGTCATTACGAACCAGCCACCAGCACAGTTCCGGCATTGTCACAACGTGACTGTCATCAAAACCGAGATCCCGACGCACGACAGACAACACCCAGCGGGCACAGTTATCCGTTGCCATTGACTCCAGCCGTTCCGTGAACTGATCACGCAGCTGGTTATCGCAGTGCCAGCACAGACGGATTGCGCCCGGCGCGTGTCGCATAGTGGTCATGTTCTCGCTGTGCCAGTCGGAATGAGGCCACTGACAGCCCTTTTCACGAAGTAACCAGCTTTCAAGGCATTCCACGCCACCAGCACGACGGATCACTGCCTCATTGCGAAACACGGCCCGAACGACAGGATCATCCGCCAGCGGTTGTGATGCCGCCGGAACGGCACCACTGGCGAAAGATGAATAACGTTCCGGCTCAGGCTCCAGCAGGACACGCCCCTGCATAAACAGGGGCATCAGCTCTGAACCGGGCCTGAACAATACGATCCCCATACGCGGGGCAATTTCAGGGGTCAGTAGTGCTCTCACGGTCACCTCAATGAACGGTATCGAGCAGCTTTAACAGTTCAGGGAATCGGGATTCGAAGAAATGCGGTTGCGTCTCGCGCGGATTTGCAGGACTGGTGATGTTCTTGCCGAACATGCAGCCTTTCGCCGTCAGCGACCAGAATTTTTTGATGTTGTTAATCGCGGTACGGCTGTATCGTTCGCGTTGTTCAACGATCCCCAGCTTCGCCATCTGGTGATATGCCTGATTAGCCGTCAGGCAGATACCATACTGTTTCAGCAGTGCACTCAGCGACAGCGTAGGGCGACTTGAGCCATCAGGCGCGTCAGCAGGAGCATCAATGGCATAGCGCGGTGCCAGATTCGGTAAGCCAACAGCCTCCTGGAGTTTCTGACAGGCACCAAGCACTGAAGAGTTAGACAGGTTTAACTCCCTGCGCATAAAGTCCAGCAGAATCACACCAGCCTGCATCTTGTCAGCAGCCTGCCCGGATAATTTTTCCGGTGCGCTGGTTACCATATCGAAAGTACGGATCACCTTCAGATGGAATGACGGGCTGATCCACATTGCATAGGCATACACCAGTTCCTTGCAGACATACGTTCCCCGTTCATTTCCCCCATGAATCACACTCACCGGGTCAACACCCAAATTCTGGGTGTTGGTCAATTCATGAACAAGCTCAACAGTTTGTTGGCTGGAAAGAAACTTTCCTGGCTCCTTGGTTCTGGCATTTGCACCAGATGCTACTGCTGCGCGATGCAGATCGTTCAGGCTGTAACGCCCATAAGCATCACGACGAACTTCAATACCATCAATGACCATCAGATTATTCATACTTCGTTTCTCCTCTTGATCAGGCGGCTGCACCCGCCGTTTTCTCGTACTTACTGATAGTGATCTCGACCTTCCCTTCCGGGATAACCGGTCCCCACTCCACCAGCATTCTTTTCACCTGACTGTCGTCTTCCCACACCCCCGCGTGGGTCAGGGCGTCAAACAGCGCCTTGTTATAGTTGTCCAGATCGCGGATCCGGTTATCCGGTGGAAACAACACGATCTCCACTGCAGCAGGTGCCGACGTTGGTTTCGGCAGACGACGTAACTGCTCAACTATTGCTGCGCACGCCGCGCTCTGGAATTTTCGCCCCGCCGCGCTTATCAGGCTCTTACCTGCAAACGCCCCTTTGTTGGGGTGTCGCCAGTACGTGTTCACGCTGGGCGGAAAAGGCAGGATCAGCTTCATGCCACTATCTCCCTGACCAGCCGTTCTGCCTGCTGGCGAACCTGCGCCAGAAACGCCTCACCACATGCCTCAAGTTCATCGCGCCCGATGTAGCTGATTGCCGGTCCCTTCCAGGTCTTATCGAAAACAGCAATAGCACCAGCGAAGAAAGCACCTGTCGGCACCTGCTTCTCGTCTTTCGGGATAAACCAGGCAGGCAGTTCAAAACCAATACGCCCGCGAATAAAAGCAATATGGTCTGCATCTTCCGGCCACCACACTTCGCTGGTGGCAGCTTTGATCAGGAAAACATAGCGCCCGCCTTTATCACGCATAGCACTGGCATGTTTCATGATGTAACGCATGCCGGTGATGTATTGCCCCTCATGCTGACTGGCGCGGCTGTATGGGGGATTACCAAAGGCAGCACCTTTAAGCTCCGCAAGACGTTCTGACCAGTCATGCGCCAGCGCGTTGTCTTCCGCCGTGTAATACGCAGCACATTTGGTGTTATCACCGTCAGTGAACAGATCCAGAACAAACGGGCCAAACAGGGTGTTAATTCCCCAGAAAATGTTGTCCGGCGTGCGCCACTGATCGCCCACTTCCTTCAGTTCATGGGCTGGTTTGTTCCGCAGTTCCACCAGCGCCTGGCAATATTTATTACTCATTAAGCCCCCACGTAATTCCCTGACAGATACCACTCATCACCCGGTACAGCGCGCTTGCTGCTTTTCCGTAAACACCGCTCACGACGCGCAAGAAAATTGTTTCGCTCTGGCTGGGAGTGGCTTTCACGGAATGCCGCCATCCACACCGTTGCAGCACGACGGTATAAGCCCCTCGACTCCAGTTCTTCCGCCTGGCGGGTCAGGCACAAAATCACCCGGGGATCGTTAGTGCCGACATAGAAATTGCGCACAGGTCTGGTTTCACGAACTGGTTGCGGTTCCGCCTCCTGCGCTCTCTCAGTCAGGCGCGGGAAATGTCTGCGTGTATCCCCTTCACAACGGTGAGCCACACGACCACTCTGACGTAACTTGCTTGCTGACTGCAGAACGCGCTGCCGTGAGTAACCTGCAAAAGCATCCGCAATGTCTCCGGAAGTACACCCCGGATGGGCTTCAATGTATTTCTGAACTTCATTCAAAAGACTCATGATCACCCCCTGAATCCTGCCGGGATCTGGCTGTAGTCCACGTTGTCGTAACTGGCTTTGAAGTACGGGTCCTCGCGTCTGGCTGCAGATACCGCAGGAACTTCCCAGGATTCTTCGAAATGACGATCCGGACCAAAGAACGTGACAGCCTGTTTCACAAATTGTGTGCCGCTGTTACCCATCGCAGATACCCAGCCCGCGTAGCGTTTCACACCTTCCAGCATGGTTTCGGGGTTTACCCCCTCATTCAAACGGGCTTTCCAGGCTTTGAAGGCTGCAGATTTTGAATTGCCACCAGCACGTTTGGGATATACCAGCCATGCCTGCTCAAACTCCGGAGAGTATTCCGGTCGGTTTGAACGAACTCGCACGGACTCATCAACTGATGCACCAACAGCTATTGGTTCATTGACTGGTTCTTTGACTGGTTCAAAAGAGTGACTGGTTCTGGGTGAATCTCCTGCACTACCCCCTGGTGCAACTCCTGCACTACCTGGTGAATTTGCTGCACCAGATAGTGAATTATTTGCACTACCCCCTAGTGAATCTCCTGCACCATCAAGATGAAGGAGATAGATATTACTTGAGTTACCTTTTTCACCTTTCCGGGTGACTTTTTTTACCAGCCCGGACTCACAAAGGGCCGCAATATGATTCATCACAGAACGTTTGCTAATCTCGCACTGGTCAGCAATATGCTGGTAGCTGGGCCAGCACTCACCCTGATCGCTGGCATTATCAGCCAGCTTGATCAGAACCAGTTTTCGCAATGGATTACCCACTCGAATTTTCATCGCTTTAACCATCAGCTCCATACTCATGCTGCACCTCCGAGATGCTTCATGTTTTTTCCGGAGCGAAAGGCTATAAGCGGCATACTGACGCGGTAATTACGGCCAAGCGGTTCACAAATCACCTTCTGGCATTCACGGTCAACCAGGCTAACACGTAGAACATGCCCTGCAGGTGTGGTGTACCACTGCCCAACTGTAGGAATTGATATTTTTTTACGCTGAAGTAAACGGTGAATATTGAGGATCAACGGATTAAGCATGACGATGCCCTCCGCTGATATTCAGGAGACGGTGAATATGAAGATTAGCCTTATCCGCCAAACGAATACGTTCAGCCTGCAAGTTAAGAAGGGTTTCTACCAGAAGTTGATGCGCCTGCGGATCTGAAAGAGTTACCTTGCGCAGAGCACGTAGTGCTGTTGTTACATAACTGAGTTTATGTAAGTCTTCATCATTCAGACGAGTGAGGGCTGGGACAGTAGCCATGATGGCAGCCTCCTTGATCGGTGAAATACTTCCACCACCGGAAACGCCAATTTCGCTGGTGGTGAACTGAACGGGGTTGGCGTAACCGGTGATCAAGGAAACCGGCGCATCTTTCGATGCCCCCGCCCAGCCCACCATAACTTTGATGTGAGCAAATGCGGACGATAAAAAAGACGCTGGCGCGTCATATATCGCCTTGATCAATTCCAGGACGCCAATCCCGGCACCCGCTTTATAAGGTGCCTGAACAGTGTAACGTCCCGGAATGGCAGAATCAATGTGCTGGTGGTCCTTCACACTCAATAAAATCACGCCTGAATTTCCACAAAGGACTAAAGCACTCATGCGGGTAGTCTTTGCGAAGATAGATAACGCGCTGCGTTTCTGGCTCCCAACGAATAACATGGACATAAAGCCCTCTTCCGTCACGAAACCAGCGGTTAAGTTCCTGCACAACGCGCCCCCCACAGTCAGGTAAAGTTCTCTGTGGTTACTTACAGCCAGGTGATTTGGTAATCTGCATTCATGCCGTAACAACAGGTGTTCAGCGACGCTGACCACCTGCTGTTGCGACAAACGGTTATTTGCCGTTAAACTGTTCATGCGTTAGTTTCTCCACAGACACAAAACGCCACGACGCCCGGAGCTGCACACTCGCGGGCGTCACTCTTTTCTGGAGCGCAAAAGATTTTGTAGACCAGTGCTGCATGCTCCTGGAGCTTCGAAATTGACAGATACAACTCATCATTAATTGCTGTCTGCTCGTGTGGCTCCACTACCCCGTCTTCGATTGCCGAACGAATCTGCTTTGAGTAACTCCCGATCTGTTCGATGACTTCCAGCAGGCGCTGGTTTATATCGGCGTTCTCTACTTCCTCAATTTCAGGAAGCGATACAAACACCCCACCAGCAGACTGTGCAACAGCATCCGCAATGTAGTGAGTGCCAGCCGCGCGCTGTAAAATCATTGCCCATCCCAGCGGGAAAATCTGATCGCCATCTGCACGAAGGCGGTTGAATAAAGCGTTCTCTGTTACATCCAGCCACTCAGCAGCTTCAGCGTACCCCCCCGGCAACGCCGCGATAGTTTTTCTGACAGCTTTCACGTACCACTCAGGCTGTTTTTCTACTTTCCAGTGATGCTTACCCACGGTTAGCCTCATCGTTCTGTGGTTAAAAATTGAAGGTGTTCTGTTAATCTTTCGGATAGATATCCGGTCTTAAGTCAGATTTCGTAATTGCACCTGACGTGCATTGCTCAAGTTTTTTAGCCAGCACAAAACTGGCTTTTTTATAACCATTGAAAACCAGCCGTAAGTAGCCTGGTGTTGAGCCAACTTTTCCGGCCAACTCGCCCTGCTGTTCTTTGGTTAAAGAGTCCCAATACGCTTTCATACAATATGTACCTCCGATATACATATTACATGATTGAGATGAACCTTCAAGATACTTGTACCCTATCGGTACAAAGGTTTTAATTTCGTTATGAAAACAGTCCATGACATCCGGCGGTCTAACGCCAGAAAACTGAGAGATGGTGTTGGCGGGAATTCTTCCTTTGCCACCATGATTGATCGCGAGCCAACCCAGACCAGCAGGTTTATGGGAGATGGTGCTACTAAAAATATCGGTGACAGCATGGCACGGCACATCGAAAAATGTTTCGACCTGCCTGTCGGATGGCTTGATCAAGAACACCAGACAACAAACATCACAAAAAAACCTGATGTTTCAATTACTAACAAACAAATAACGTTAGTCCCTGTCATATCATGGGTACAGGCCGGAGCATGGAAAGAAGTTGGCTATTCTGAGGTTGATTTGAGCACAGCAGAAACTTATCCCTGCCCTGTACCCTGTGGCGAAATGACTTATATCTTGCGGGTGATTGGTGATTCAATGATTGATGAGTACCGCCCGGGAGACATGATTTTTGTAGATCCTGAAGTCCCTGCCTGCCACGGTGACGACGTTATTGCATTGATGCACAATTCAGGCGAAACCACCTTCAAGCGGTTGATAGAAGATGGAACACAGCGTTATCTCAAAGCATTAAACCCAAACTGGCCTGAGCCTTACATTAAGATTAACGGTAATTGCTCTATAATTGGTACAGTGATTTTCTCGGGAAAACCAAGAAGATACACAATAAAGGCCTAATCAATATTTATGAACCTGCTTCGGCAGGTTTTTTTATACTTGACAATGTACCTATGAGATACATAATGTATCTAAAAGAAACATGGCACAGGCAAGATTAAAACAAAATTTGGTTGTAACACGGCGTATGGCACATGCGTCGTTAGCGGTCTGGTGACGTTAAAGGGGACAATCCACTCCTTGCTCGGGCAAACAAACCAGGTAGCCGGAATGTGCAAGTCAATGATGATGCTGATAAGACGCCTAACCAGCGTGGCGATTCGGTTTGACACCTGGGAAGAGACCAGGGTGCAACGATGAGAGCATTTATGGAGCCGCGACAAAGTGTGGTGCCGTAACAGGCTAAGTGCTCTCAGCGTTGTGGTAATCCGCGAAATGGCGCGGCGGTAAGTATGGCGGGGTTACTCTTTCCCCGTTGAGGACACCGGATTGTCAGGTTGACCATACGCCTGAGTGACAACCCCACCACAACAGCCACTGCTTTGGCGGTACCAGTTTGTACACTTGCTTCCGGCTGGTACCGCTCTTTTTACAAAACAGAGAAGAACATCATCGGACGACGGGCTCATAACCCAATCCATCCGGGCGGCTGCCACCGCAGGTGTTCTTCTCTGTTTTGTGGAGAAACTAACCGACCTTGCAGGGTCGATATGATGAGGAGCAGCAAAATGGCTAGTGAACGCAGTACTGATGTGCAGGCATTTATCGGGGAGCTGGACGGCGGCGTATTTGAAACCAAAATCGGCGCAGTTCTAAGTGAAGTCGCTTCCGGTGTGATGAACACGAAAACCAAAGGGAAGGTCTCACTCAATCTGGAAATCGAACCGTTTGATGAGAACCGTGTGAAAATCAAACACAAACTCTCATATGTTCGCCCGACTAACCGCGGGAAAATTTCCGAAGAAGACACCACCGAAACGCCGATGTATGTCAATCGCGGTGGTCGCCTGACTATTCTGCAGGAAGACCAGGGACAATTACTGACTCTTGCCGGTGAACCTGACGGAAAACTCCGCGCAGCTGGTCGTTAATATCGTTTTTAATAAACTGATTATTTATCTCATCACTGAATATCTTTATATAGTGAGGACTTATTATGTCTCAGAACTTAGACGCAACCGCAATTAATCAAATCCATGCCCTTATTTCTGCTCAGGGTGTTAATGAAATTATCAGTAAGATTGGTGCCGATGCTGTGGCATTGCCTGAGAACTTCCGCATTCATGATCTGGAAAAATTTAATTTAAATCGCTTCCGTTTCCGTGGTGCGCTTTCCACTGCCAGCATCGATGACTTTACCCGTTATTCTAAAGATCTTGCAAATGAAGGCACCCGCTGCTTTATCGATGCCGATAATATGCGTGCCGTCAGTGTGCTTAACCTGGGTACTATTGATGAACCAGGTCACGCAGATAACACCGCCACTCTCAAACTGAAAAAGACAGCACCGTTCTCTGCTCTGTTGTCTGTTAACGGCGAGCGTAACTCCCAGAAGTCACTGGCAGAATGGATTGAAGACTGGGCCGACTACCTTGTAGGCTTTGATGCTAATGGTGACGCTATTCAGGCAACAAAAGCGGCTGCGGCTGTCCGTAAAATCACGATTGAAGCAAACCAGACCGCTGATTTTGAAGATAATGACTTCAGCGGAAAACGCTCCCTGATGGAGTCTGTCGAAGCGAAGACCAAAGATATTATGCCAGTGGCATTTGAATTTAAATGCGTTCCGTTTGAAGGTCTGAAAGAACGTCCGTTTAAATTACGCCTCAGCATTATCACTGGCGATCGTCCTGTACTGGTTCTGCGCATTATTCAGTTGGAAGCAGTCCAGGAAGAAATGGCTAACGAATTTCGTGATCTGCTTGTTGAGAAATTCAAAGACAGCAAAGTAGAAACCTTTATTGGTACTTTCACCGCCTGATTTCATTGCTGCAAATGCCCCTGCGGGGGCATTTATGGAAACGTAATTGACTCAACAATCGCCTGATGGCGAGGGCTTCCTTTTACCCGAATTCAGCGCGGTGCAGCGCATATACGTGGAGAACAAAATGTCATTTATTAAAACTTTTTCCGGGAAGCATTTTTATTATGACAAGATAAATAAAGACGACATCGTGATTAACGATATCGCGGTTTCCCTTTCAAATATCTGCCGCTTTGCCGGTCATCTTTCTCACTTCTACAGCGTCGCCCAACATGCGGTGCTTTGCAGCCAGCTGGTGCCGCAGGAATTTGCTTTTGAAGCGTTAATGCATGATGCAACAGAAGCGTATTGCCAGGACATCCCCGCACCACTGAAACGCCTTCTTCCTGACTATAAACGGATGGAAGAAAAAATAGACGCAGTAATCCGTGAGAAATACGAGTTGCCCCCGGTTATGAGTACGCCTGTGAAATATGCCGATCTAATCATGCTGGCAACCGAACGCCGTGATCTCGGGCTTGATGATGGCTCTTTCTGGCCTGTACTGGAAGGTATCCCGGCAACAGAGATGTTCAAAGTTATTCCACTGGCACCGGGCCATGCCTACGGGATGTTTATGGAACGCTTTAACGAGTTATCAGAGTTACGCACATACGCATGAGTCTTTCAACTGTACAACCGCTGGAGGGGAAGCAATGAACAACTTAATGACAACAAAACAAGTCGCCGAATTCTGTGGCGTTTCAATATCGACGGTTCTTCGCTGGAACAGCGTAAACAGGAGAACTGGCCAGAAATACAGGCCTGACTTTCCAGATCCTGATATTAAATCCTGCCCAAATAAATGGGCATCACGCAAGATATACAGGTTTGCTGGTGTTATTGAATAATGTGTCTTAGCTCAGATGTGAACAGACACATTTAGAACACAGAGTTAAATCTAATCTGACGGTCTAATCTCTATCAAAAACAGACGATTATTGTGTGACTTTTATTGATAAATTTAGCTGGCGTTTAATTCTGCAATACTGAAGATAAAACGTTCATTTTGCTTAAAAATCCACCTCATAAGCATGACATAACAGAAAAGAAATGTTACATTTGAGGATTGTTTATCAATAAAAATTGGGGACTGTATGAAGCAAAATAGTACAATTTCGTCTGTTTTTAAGATATCACGAGATCTTCCCGAAAACTATGTCATTAGAAAAGATATAGATGATAAATTCATTGAGGCACTGACTCAAGAAACACATGTCGTAATTTATGGCAGCTCAAAACAAGGTAAAACATCCTTAAGAAAAAAGAATCTTCTTCCAGAAGATTATATCGATATTACATGTTCAAACACTTGGAAACTGGAAGATATTCACGTTGCAATTTTAAAAAAAATTGGCTATCAAGTTTCAACTTCACAATCCAAAACCTTAAAAGGCTCAGCTAAGGTAAAAATAGGAATAAATATTCCTTTCATTCATAAAACATCACTTGATTTAACTGGGGATGCTGCAAAAACGATTAATAAAAAAAATATTGAATTAGATCCTGGGGATGTCAATGACATAATTACTTCTTTAGAAGAGGTCAATTTCAATAAAATTATTGTTATCGAAGACTTTCACTATCTTCCAGAACAAACGCAAATTGATTTCTCTGTGGCATTAAAAGCCTTTCATGAATCATCTAAACTTTGTTTTATTATTGTTGGAGTATGGCTGGAAGAGGATAAACTAACAACATTTAATGGTGACTTAGCAGGAAGAGTTGTTTCCATTAATGCTGACCGCTGGGAGAAAGAAGACGTATATAAACTATTTGAGAATAGCGAGAAGTTACTTAACATTAAATTTGATGAAAAATTTAAATCAGATATTATTGAAAAATGTAATGGAAGTATTTTTTTAGTTCAACAGTTATGTTTTAAAGCATGTGAATTAGAACAGATAAATAATAGCCAAGGTGAACTTAAGATTGTAGGTAAAAATTTTTTAGTTGAAGATGAAATAAAAAAACTAATCAATGAACAATACTCAAGATATTTCAAATTTTTAACCGATTTTAGCTGTGGATTTGATCAGACCTCACTTGAATTATACAAATGGATTTTGTATGTTCTGATTACTGTTGAACAACGTTATCTTGAAATAGGTGTGCCTGAGGCTGCTATTAGGCGGTTAATTCAAGAAAAACACCCTAAAAAAACAGAAGTTTCACAAAAAAAATTAAGACAGGCGCTACGAAAGTCTGTTGATCTCCAAGTAAAAATATCTATTAAACCTATTGTTTTTGAGTTTGACTCCAGTTCATCCAGAATTAAGATAGTTGATAGACCATTTATATTATGGCGATCGTATCAAAATCAAGATGATCTATACGGATACGCAGATCTATCAGATGATTTAAAAACCAATATTATTACTACTGGATATTAATGCATAATTAGCGTAGGCCTGTAAATATAATACTATCCCATACCAAAATAGATATAATTAGTTATGTAGATGACCTCCCTTTGGTGAAAACAAGCTAATTATCCTCACTACTTTGAATAAAGTGCCCGCTTCTCGTTTAAGGCGGGCTGTCAGTTAGAGTCTGAATTAGTACAAGTAACAATCGATTCAACTCTCTCCCACCATGCCTGGTAGGCTTTACGCTGTTCTTCTAGATAATCGCTCTTGTCATAAACTTGCCATACCCCTGGCAGTTTATGACCTAGCATTATTTCTGCAATATGAGGCGCAGTAAGATCAGAAAAGTTTGTTCGTGCTGTTCGCCTCAAATCATGAAGAGACCAATGAGGGAATTGATACCCCAAACGCCGCCATGCGTACTGCATTAAATTGTAAGGCAGCGACTGCAATGATGTCCGACCAACGGGTTCCCTGCTTCCTTCCTTAGTAAAAAGCATATCGGAACCATTGTTCATAGAAATAGCGTACTTTATAAGCTCTTCAACCGGTTCAATAATGGGCCGCTTTAGCGGTTCGCCCGTTATCTCCCCAGTCTTATGTCGTTCTGGTGGTACAGTCCATACTTTATTAATGAAATCAAAATCGTCCACCCTGGCGGTAATTAGCTCTGAACTACGGCAGCCAAAATGCAGCAATAGTTTAATGAAGGCCCGGTATTTAGGAACCATTCGAGAACCATCGATCGCAGCATAAAGGATTTTAATTTCATCATGTGTCAGAAACCGTTTCTTCTGACCTTTACGGATATCCATATCTTTACCCGTGATATCCGACAGCGGGCGAGTTTCAATGAGCTTTCTCTTATACGCCCAGACATGGGCCTGCTTTGCGTTAATTAGCAATCGGTCTGCTATTGCTGGAGTCTTAGTGCTAAGAGGCTCCAGGACTTCTAACCAATCATGCAATGTAGCTGCATCGTGAGGGATATTCCCGATTTTAGAGAACAGGTGCAGCTCAAACGAGCGGAGTATCTGTTCAGAGCCTTTTTTATTTTTTACACAATATGCTTCATACCAGGCACGGATCACAGACTCTACCGTCATGGCTTCAGTAGCTTTTCGTTTTTCAGCCTGCTTGACCAATCGTGGATTACGGTTTGACTCGAGTTCACCACGGAGACGGATAACTTCTTCTCTGGCCTCTTTTAATCCAGTTGCCGGGTAAGTTCCGATATCAAGACGCTCACCTTTCCCTGCCCATTGATAACGATATTGGAACACTACGCGACCTTTCGGTGATACTCTGACAGACAGACCATCACGATCGGATTTAACCAAAACCTTATCACGTTCCTTTCCAACGACTGAACGCAACCACGCATCAGACAGCGCCAT